GGAATCCTCGGGCATACCAACGCCAGCTTTACGCTGGACACCTACACCCATGTGACCACCGATATGCAGAGAAATGCTTCCGCTATCGTGGGGAGCTTTATGGATGAGATTATGTCGGACGGAGGGGATAAAAATAGCTAAGCGCAGAAAAAATGGGGATGGAACGCTCCGCCTGCGAAAAGATGGGCGGTGGGAAGGCCGGGTTGTTATAGACTACAACGAGAAAGGTCAGCCGATTACAAAATGCGTAACCGCCAAGACGAAAACGGAATGCAGTGCAAAGCTGGAAAATCTCAAAGAGCAGTACGGACGCTCTTCCGATAAAATTAAACCGGATATGCCGTTCGGGGATTGGATCGACTTCTGGTATCAGACCTACTGCCGACACACACTCCGCATTACCACAAGAACAGACTATGAAAACCGCATTTACAATCATATCATTCCCGAAATCGGAAAAATTCCGCTGAACAGGCTGTCACAGTCGGATTTACAGCAATTCTACGCAAAGGAAAAGACAGACGGAAGAAAACTGCACGCAAAAACCTACGGAAAGGGACTTTCGGACAGAACGATAAGGGGGATACATGCCAACTGCCGCACAGCTTTACAGCGGGCGGTACAGGACGGTTTGATACGAACCAATCCCGCTGTCGGCTGTAAGCTGCCGCCGAAGAAAGCACGGGAGATGCAGGTGCTCACGCAAAATGAAATTATCCGATTTCTGCATCAGGCAAAAGAAGAAGGCTATTATGAACTCTTTCTGCTGGAGCTCGGCACGGGGATGCGGCGCGGTGAAATATTGGCGCTCAAATGGAGCGACCTCAACTTCGCAACAGGAGAGCTTCGCATTGAACGGCAGGTATATATCATCAAGGCAGAGGTGATTATATCAGCGCCGAAAACAAAAGCCTCGATACGCACTGTTATTCTGCCACTGTCACTCCTCAAAACCCTTGCGGCGTATAAGAAAACGGTGGATTCGGAATGGATGTTTCCGTCACCGACGGATAACGGCAGACCGAGAAATCCGTCATCGGTTAGAAAACGGTTACAACTGATCTTGGAACGGGCAGGCTGTAAAAAGGTGCGCTTTCACGATTTGCGTCACACCTTTGCCACCATGGCACTGGAAAACGGAATGGACATCAAAACGCTGTCCGCCATGATAGGCCATGTCAGCGCGGAAACCACGCTCAATATTTATAGCCATATTACCGACACGATGCAACAGCAGGCGGCGGTGCATATAGACCGCAAAATCGGCGGCACAGACGCCCAAATGCCGACGGCTCAGCCGTCGGCAAGGAAAGATACCGCCCCAATCGAATTCACGCCGTACAAGCCGAAAATACGCAAACCCGGGACGGGCTGTGTCACCATGATTAACGACCACCTGTATGAGGGCAGGTTCTCTCCGCACGTGAACGGGAAACGAATCGCAAAGAACATCTACGCTACTACGCGGGAGGAGTGCAAGGAAAAGCTCAAGGCGCTGATTGCAGAGATGAAAAAGGAGATTGCGGAAATCAAGGCGGGAGAGAAAGCGACAAATAAGGGCTGACCACGGCGGTCAGCCCTTAAAAATTGCGGTGCAGTAGGCAAAGAAAAGGCATTTAGTATTCAATGCTTTCGTTTGGCTGAAAAGCAAATTTGTATATTGTAGGGAATGCATCCTTGTTAACTTGCCTTGCCGCAATTAACAGTCCTCTAAGTCGCATACGCAAATTCGCATTTTCGGGATTTGTTTTTAAATCGTTGTAAGCAAGTATTATTTTTTGCCGCATGGAATTCTTTAACACCGGATTTCCCGTTGCATCAATAATAACACCAGTAACTAATTTAGGGTAGAGCTTTGTATACCGCTTAACCTTCTTCCTTGAAATCTGATAATTGTATTTTCGAATAATCGCAATGATTTTGTCTCTAAAATTCTTCGAAATACGATTTTCACCGGAAAAAGTCACATCATCCACATATACGGTCATGATAATGCCATTATCGTCTGCGAGTTTTTGCATTTCGTCAAACATTTGATGATTTACCAAATACGATAATATCTGGCTTGTTGGAGCTCCGGATATAAGATGATTATAGCTAGAAACATTCTTTCTTTTTAAAAATTCATATATCTCATCAATGTTTTTTGCACTTGATTTTCCCAAATCAATCGTTGTTAGATTGGTCAAAAACTGTGCGACATCCGGGGAACAAAGTAAATCTTCTGCAAAAAAGTGATAAACGGTGTCGCGAGTTATGGACGGAAAGAAAGCTGTTAAATCTATTTTGTATAGATTTCTTCGGTTATTTCCTAAATGAAATCGGGCATTGTCCGCATATGATTTGCCTTTTACCCCGGAAAAAACATTATCCGGAACTATAATTTGTCCCAGACAGTTTTTTATTCGCTTTTGAATAATTTTTAATTCCTCATGTGGAGGCTCAATCAAACGAGGTTTTCCCGATTTATCAATATAGGGAGAAACCAATGAAACAATATGTATCTGCCTCATCATTTGATTGTTATTTATACGAAGCAATCTCTTTAACAATTTTTTTGATTTTAAGCCGTAAAGCGGGCAATCTGTATATATCAAAGGCATAGTACCTCACTTTGTAAAAAATGTGCTGGTGTTAGCTACCAGATGCTATGTCGATGATAAAACGGACAACATCAACAAGCATTTCGGGACAGCAGAGTGATACAGCCAGTATGGCTGCTCCTGCAATTACGCTAAGCGCAATTACAACGGCAGCAGGGGTTTTGATTGGTGATTTGTTAACGTTGACATTAACTTCCACCTTGTTATCGATACCAACGTTGTTTACGTTGATAACGATGTTTTTGTCCGCCCTCTTCACGGAATTCACCTCCTTTGTTATTATTGGCCTTCGCCTAAGGCGAAGGGACTTCCCGTTCCGCCAATAACATTGGAGATATGCAGCCGTGTATCACTATTTTCGCACCAGCACAAATCCGACTTCCCAAACTAGCTTGATCCAGTCTGTTCTGCCTTTATCGTCAGCACTACTATTACGACTTATACGACTACAAACATACCGACCTATTGACTCTTAATAAGTCGGTGATATAGCGTGTATGAAGACGAACATGTGCCGCGAAATAATGCATCCATATCTAACGATACGATGCCGCTCATGTTTCCACGAACCAAACGAAGTCAAATCTGACCGCGCATACTGACATATGTATTATATCACAAATCCTGGCATAAATCAAGGCAAAGAAACAATATATTGCATTTGTCTGACAAGTTTTCATGTTAAAAAATTATGTTCATCCCTCAAAAATTGCTTTGCAGTAGGCAAAGAAAAAGCCTTCCGAAAAAAAAGCGGCTTGTGCTGTAACTATGGCACAAGCCGTTTTTCTGCCGTCAGGCGAATTTGCCGAGGTGGTGAATAAAAGCCGATTATAAGCAAAAAATCAGCCGAAAGTGGGGCGAAAAACCTCATTTTCGACTGATTTTTGGTCGGGATGACAGGAGTTGAACCTGCTTGGGCCAGTTCCCAAAACTGGTGGGTGACCGTTACCCTACATCCCGATATTCGGTTTTTTCTGTCAAATCCGTAAGTGGTCAAATCTGTGGTCAAAAGTTTTTTGCTGAAACACACGGCGGCGGAAAAGCGAGGAAATGCGAGAAAAACGGAGATTTTGCGAGCTTTCGGCGGTCGGCTTATGAGGCGGTCACACGCTCCCAAAGCAGGCGCGCTACCACCTGCGCTACACCTCGATACTGCAATTATCTGAATACAGCTTAAATATTATAGCATAATAAATTCCTCTTGTCAACTGCTTTCAATTTTGATTTTGATTTATGATTGTTGGTTTTAATAATGCGTTACAAAAAAAGCATAGTTTCCCGCTGAATAGGACGGATAGGATTTGTTAACAACAGAATTATAATGCATAATCCCACCTAGCCCACCAAATCCCCAAAAGAAAAACCCCCTCAATCGCAGTGACAGAGAGGATTTACGCATGGCTGGGATAGCGGGATTTGAACCCACGAGTGACGGAGTCAAAGTCCGTTAAAATCACTGGAATTGTGCTATTTAACGTTTTTATAACGCCTGTAAAATTGTCAAAAATCATACAAATGGCGTAATTATTGTCCAACAAAAAATCCCCCGACAGAGCCTTTTTGCTCCGCCGGGGGATAACTGTTTATTCAGCCTTTAAATCCTTAACGTACATCCATCCGGTAACATCAGTACCGATACCTATCAGCGCTTCCTTGCCGTCCTTTGACATCGTGATAACGTCAAAAATCGTCGTATAAACAAACGGATACGGTTCCGTACCATCAGAAAAAGTAGCACCGGCATTGACCTTGACCTTACCGCCAACCTGTACCGTCTTAACATCTGCTGACGGTGCCGGCTGATTAGCAAGATAAAGATCTGATATGTATATCCAGCCTGTCCACTGATCACCGATACCGATACGGGCTTCTTTGCCGTTGCGTGACAGCAGCTGTACGTCATAAACGGTGTTATAGACTTCCGAAAAAGGCTTTGTACCGTCCGAAAATGTTGCTCCTGCCTTTACTCTGACCTTGCTTCCGACCGTAATTTTCGTGCTTGTGGGCTTTTTCGTTTTGTAAAACAACTTTTCACCCATTAAGTATGGCAATGGATCTACATACTGTGTGCCATCGTTAATATCAAAGTGGAGGTGCGTTCCGTAAGAGTAACCTGTATTGCCTTCCGTGCCTAACACCGTGCCGGCTTTAACCTTCTGGCCAACCTTAACTTTTACACTACCCTTGACAAGATGCAGGTAACGGCTGTATATGCCGCTCTCGTGCTTGATGCGAACGTAGTTGCCTGCTGTATATGTATCGCTAAAGCCGTCAACAAAATTCTGCATAGCTACAACCTCACCGTCTGCTACTGCAATTGCGTTGCAGGCGTGACCTGCGTCATTGATAAAATCCATACCGTGATGCGTGCTGTAGGATGGCTCTCTCGTGCCGTAATCGGCTGTGCAGTATTCTGACTTGCTTTCCAGTACATGATACTTTAAATTGTACTTTCCGCTCATATTACTTATCCTCGCTTTCGTCTTTTTCAGTGCTGTCACCCTTGAGCTTCAGCTGTTTTAATACTTCAAGCATTTTCTTTGGTATCGGTATACCGAGCCCCGCCGCATTTTCCACAAGCGATATACCCTCGTTAGCAATAAAAAACATTGTCACTGCTGACTGTAATACCGGTGTACTGTTCAGCACATACGCATCCAGGACGTGTGCAACACCTACAAGCATTAAAATCAGTATCTTCTTGACTATGCCTTTAAAGCCAACCTCACTTGACACGTCTTTTCTGACAACTGCACACGCAACGCCGGATATGTAATCAAGCACCATGCACACGATCAGAGCGGCAAGCAAGGGCGTAAAATCGCCCCATATCCAGCCGATCACGCCGCCGATAGTCGCAACTATCGCACCGAAAATACTACTTAACTTTTCCATAATTTTTCCTTTCCGCCTATTAGGCTTCTTCATCTTTTCCCTGCTTTGCCAATATGGCGAGAGCTTCCTCACTATCGTCGGGAATCACCCTCGCTCCCTGCATAACTGCGTCCTCAGTTTCGATACCACCGAGGACAAACGTTCCGTCCGGAAATATCTGCATTTTCATCACCTACGCTCTCTTGTTAGTGTATTTTATCATAAATGACAGGGTTTTTGTTCCTGTCAGTGACATCGTAACGGTACCGTTCTCGATCTTCAGATGCTCGACAGAATCACCGACCGTCAGTACATCTCTGTCGTAGGCGGTCGCACTTGTCAGCGTCAGCACTATTCGATTTCTGATAGGGTTTGTATTGCTGTCATAGTACGGCTCAATCTCTACCTGATTGTAGCCTTCGCCGTATGTAGCATAGTCAAAACTTTTGGGTAAGTCCGCCGTTACAGTGCCGTATATAACTATATCCGTGTCACACATCCACGCTCGCCATATGTTATCGTCACACCAGCGTGTGTACGACCGCTTTCTGGTAGCGGACGTGTACCTTTGGACGCTGTTAAATGCGTCGGCATTTACATAGCGGATATTGTCAACAGTAAGCTCAAAAGGCTCATTTGCACTTACAGGGCGGTTTGTAATGTATTGAGCTGACGCCGATGTACAGAAATACCGTTTGCTCTTGCCTTTGTCATCGGCTGTATTTAACATCAGCGTGTTCAAGTCTACCGTCTGACCTGTCAAGTCTGAAGCTTTAAGATAATCCTTACTGTCAAGCTCGGATACTGTAGCCGCACCGACTTCGGTAGCAGTATACGCAGGCTTATTCTCGGTTTTCGTCCATTCGGGCATATCCGTAATATCCGACATATTATGTGTATGGTTCTTCTCTGCCGCTCCGACTTCTTCCGCTGTATACGCAGGCTTGCTTTCAGCCTTTGCCCAGTCGGATATCTCATCGGATTTCAGATATTCTGACAGGTCTATACCTGTTCCACCCGCCGCATTAAGTGCGCCCGAAATATAAAGGTTACCGGCATCATCTACCACTAATGCGTTACTTCGCCTGTCCTCACCGTAACCGTTTCCGATAACCAAAAGCGCATTGCTTGTTGTGCTATTATATCTACCCATAGCAGTCATGTGCTCACTTCTGGCTACAGTATAATATCCCGAGGCATGGCTATTACTGCCGCTTGCCACAGTTCCCGTACCCTCAGCATGTGCGCAACGTCCAATTGCGAAAGTATTCATACCTTCGGCGTGTGCACTTTCGTTGCTGGCTGTCGTTTCTCTGCCCTCTGCGTGGCTGTAAGGAGCAGTCGCTGCTGTCTTACTTCCTTCGGCGTGTGCATAATATGATTCAGCTTTATTACCGGAATAATCGTTGAAGATCTCACAATTCTTATCGCTGTTTGTATATTTACCCACACCGTCATTTCCGCCGCTTGTTGCTTTTTTCCCCACACCGTCAAGGCGCTTTTCTGTTTTACTTTTTACTTGTACCGGTGTTTTAGACTGTTCGTTTGACGCAAGTGTCATTTCCAAAACGGTTGCCGTTGCCTCATCGGTAAGCTCCGCAAATGCACAGCTGACCTTATGCGCTCCTCGATACTTCCATACCAGCGTCGTCGGGAAAAATGCTATTGTACGATTAACATCTATTTTTCCACCGCTTCCGCATAAAGTATCAAAGCATTCGATCGCAGGATTACCGTTAAAAGAAAATTCAACACGCCGCAGTGCTATAGTCATAGCGTCTGCACAGGATTGAAACGCCGATTTTCGTGTTTCTATCGACAACGACTGCAACAGCGGATTCTCGGGAATATACAATGTGGCTTTTCTTGCCGCTGAATCATCAAGCGTTGAAATGTTTGTATACACATACTGCTCGCCGTCAAATGTTGTTGAAAAATACTTCGTCAGCGCACGGAGATCAAAAAATTCCGTTCCGGTACGCTCGTAGCCCTCTACCGTATAATCCGGATCATATACAAGTGCATCGTCAACAGTTTTTGTTTTTTCCTTTAGCTTTACTATTTCGAGCTTGCCGTATCGGTTAATTCTCGCCGATGCCGCCATTATCGCACAGCACCACTCGATCAAATCCCTGTATGTCTGTATTTCTGTTGAAATTGTAGAATCTACAGTCAGATTGTCGTTGGGATACGCACCGAAATCTGTTGTTGCAAGTTCGATGCCAACATCTGCGGCGGCGTCTTTAATGTGCTGCTGTACAGTCTTTCTGCCACCTGCATACGCTGATATATTAACATCAAATCTTGTACTGTCATCAAAAGCCGTCAGCTTATGAATACTGCCCTTGCGCTTTGTAAGACTATTATCTACCGTGAATATTCCGAGCGGTACACTTTCCCATGTGCCGCCTGCAAGCAGTATTTCGTATTTCGGAGTAATGCGAGCATTAGCATACGACCGTGACAGAAAATCATCATCGTACACCGTTATATCAAGCTGATTTGTGTAAAACGTACCGATTTCAAAGGTATCACCGGAAACCAACTGTTCTTTCAGCGTAACGCTGTTGTTTAATATAAGATCATCGGTTATAGTTATCGTTTCGCCGCCGCAAAGCTTAATAGTGCCTGTAATACGATCGTTCCTCACTTTTTCTTTTATAGCTGCTGTGTATGCAGCTGACACATCAAGCATATAATATCACCTCTCAATATTCTATAAAGTTCACACTTAGATCCCACAGTGTTTCAGCTGCGGCATCGGCGTTAAGGACCATAGTTGCACTTCTGTCTCCGGCATACATTGTGCAGGTCTTTGTGCCGGCTGTAGTCGGATCGAAAAATGTCGCAGAAAACAAATCGGAAGAAATCGCATTTGCTATAGCGGAAAGCTGTGATCTGTTTACTCTCCACGTTACCTGTATCTTGTACACGCCCGCTCTTATGCGATTACGGAACATCACACCTGTTTCGCTTCTGCCACTGTCCTCACTGTCAAGGTCAGAGCGTTGTACAGCGTAAGAACGTGGCGAAATCGGCGTGAAGCTGCCGAATTTTATAAGTGTCTGCATATTAACTCCTTCCGTTAAGTCTGCGATTTCTGACAGCATTATAGCGTGCTACGGTTTCACCGACCGTATCTCCGTCTATATCGACCGTGACGTGTATATCTGCAGACTGACCGCCTGTACTGTCTGACATAGCCGAGCGTACAGCATTATAAATTGCTGTTTCTATGCTTGACGAGTTTGCAACTGCGGTACGGTTACCGATAGTGCCGACAAGCTCAGGACCTTGTTCGTTTGCTATGAATAAGTCGCCGTAGTCGGGGAAACCGCCGTCGGCGTATTTTTTTAACGCTAAAAGTCCTAAGCCACCCCAGGTATCCGGGCTGTTAATCTGCCCGCTTTTCTGCAGTTCTTCATACGCTTTCTGCGGATCGTATGTGCTGAACTGCTTTACCGCATAAAGTGCTTCGTTTGAGGTAAGCCCGTTCTTTTCAAGAGCCATGTTCCACGCCTCAGAAGGATCGTATCCGGAACGCATATATTCGTTTGAATCAAGCTGTGCCAGGCCTATAGAAGTTCCGTATTTGCTGGAAAGGTCTATTTCTTTGAGTTCATCTGCGTGTGTCATTTCGAAAAGTCCGGCACCTACACTCTGCCAGAAGTTAGACCAGCCTTTTCCGAGATCCCCGAAAAGTCCTTCAAACATACTGTTTATCTTTTCGAGTCCACCAAGCAAATCACCGTTAGCAAAGGCGTATATACCCTCTCCGACATCCGTCCAAAAGTCAGACCAATCTTCGCCCAAATCACCGAAAAGTGATTTAAACTTGTCATTAAGCCGCACCAGAGCATTGTACTGCTCCGTTTCGTTGCCGTTGAAAATATTATAAATATCTTCACCTACACCTTTAAAGAAGTTTACAAAATCCTCACCAAACAAATTTTGTATTCTGTCTGTCAGATTTTTAAGTCCGGTATATTTTTCATCTTCATCTCCGAAAATCAAAGACCATATATCCGAACCAATATTTACAGCTTCGTTGAAACCATCTTGAAAAAGCTTAAAGCCATCAGTCGTCAGCCAATGCCACACTTCTTTCAAGCTGTTATAAATGCCGTCAAAACTGAAATCGAAAGACGTGCCGTTAATCTGCTCCTGCACATTGCTCATTGCTTCTGCAAGGCCCTCCGCATTCTCAACATCATCGCTTGACACCACGCTTGAAGCAAGCGTACCTGAATTTCCCGACAGTCTGTTAAGCTCGTCAAAGCCCGCAAGACTGCGTTTTACGCTGTCTGTAAGATTATCTGTGCTTTCTGCGACATCATCAACGCCTTCTGCCGCTTTGTCTGCCGCTTCATTTTCTTTTTTCAGCTTTTCGGAATTGTCGTCTATGCCCTCAGTGCCTTTATTCGTGGCTATGCCAAGCAGTGCCAGCGCACCGACTATTATTCCTATCCAGCCCATCGTTGCTTTTAACGCACTCGCAAAGGTAAGTTGCTTTGGTATAAGTATACCTAATATCCCACTGTAAGCCGCTTTTGCCGCCGTCATCAATCTTGTTGCCGCTGTTACGGCAGGTATTGCCACAGCCATACCGATAGCAATTTTCAGCATTGTCTGCTGTGCAGGCGTTGCCGCTTCAACCTTTGCCTGTATATTCGAAACAACGCTACCAAGCCCTCCGACAGCTTCTGCTACCGTCATTATCACGGGCTTTAATGCATTAAGTGAGCTTGACAGCACAGGGAGGACGCTCTGAGCAAGCGGCAGGAGTGCTGTACCGGCTTCTGCGGCAAAATCCTCAAGTTCTGCCTTGAACGTCGTAAGCGCACCCGAATAGGTATCGTTTTCCTTTGCGTAGTTTCCTGCCGCATATTCCGACTTATCAAGGAACATCTGCACAGCGGCATTGACCTTCTGCTGTGTGGTTTCCAGCTTGCCAAGACCTTTTTCCTGTGCGTATATCTGCAGGTTCGTGTCGTTTATGGCAACACCGAGATTATCCATCATTGTGAAGTTGCCCTTAGCCATACCTGCAACCGCTTCCATTGCGCTGTCAACGGGTATGCCCATAATACTCGCCACATCAGACGCTCGTTGCATAGACTGCGTTACCATGTCGGCCGACTGTGCCACAGAAAAGCCCGAACCCTGAAAAAGTGATCCCATTTTTGTGGCGGTCGCAAGGTACTTGCTCTGTGAAAGTCCGAGCGAAGAAGCGGCAGTTTCTGCGGTTTTCTGAATTGTCCCGGCATAATTCTTGAATACCGACTCCGAACCGCCTATGTTCTGCTGGAGGTCACCCGCAAGGCTGATAGCATTCTTTATCATTGCACCGAAGCCAAGCGCAGATAATCCCGAAGCAAGTGTCTTAAAAGCACTCAGCGTTCCGGCAGAGGTGTCTTCCGCCTGCTTTTTTACATTCACAAGGTTTTCATTCACCATTCGTATCTTACGATCAAAATCATCCTTGTTTGCACTGACTATAACGTTCAGTTCTTCTACTGTCACTTACTGTACCTGCCTTTCGTAGCCGCCGCATATTCAGCCATATTCTGCTTTGATAACTCCCAGTCCGACACGGGTATTCCCTCCGACTTATCACGTCCGTACAGCTTAGGAAATGCCTTTTCTATGCTGTACGGATATTGCCTTGGAGCGTTGACACCGATGGCAACAAGCTGACCGATGCTATAAGCAAAGGCACACATCAAGCGTTCGTTAAGCTCGGTGTGTGCCTTATCGTATTCATTTTTTGCCTGTATCGCCTGCGTTATTTCCCGTACCGATAAGTCCCAGAAATCTTTATGTGTTATTCCTGCCGTCAGTGCCGGGCGGTAAAGATTTGCAATCAGCTCTCCTGCACTGCTCCACTCTCTGCCTTTTCTGCGAGCGTCAGCAGTTTTTCTACCTGCTGACGCTTGAAAAAACCCGACACCGTAAGCGTCTTGAAGAGTATTTCCGCCATATCCGAAAGGTCGCCGCCTGCGTCTATGTAATCGTCATAGATCTCCTGCGCCTTTCTGACGTCAATATTCGCCTGGAAGCGATTTAATGCACCCCACAGATACAGCGTTACTGTTTCGAGCTTGTCAAAATCCGCCATACCCGCAACAAGCGACTTGCCTGTTTTCTTCTCGATCTCGATTGCCGATGAAGCCGAGATTTTGAGCTTGTACTCGGTATCACCGATTTTCAGTGTTTCATAGGGTAATCTGTTTTCTTCCATTTTAATATCCTCCGTTTAATTTTAAGCATAAGAAAAGCACACCCTCTCAGATGTGCTTAATAAATTTTATTTTTCAGCGCAATTACAGCACTGTGTCGCTTCCGCCCGACATATGCTTGTTTATATAATTGACTATCTTGTCTGCTTCATACTTCTTATCTTTATTGACAGCCACAGCTACCGTTTTTAGCTCACCGTCGCTTGTATAATTTATTATGATAACATATTCAGTCACATTCTTAGGTCGTGATGCGATAATTGCACCCGGAACGCCGAACAGTAACGCTCCCGCAACGGTCGAGCCTGCAGAAGCTCCTTTGAGTTCGGAGTTCGTTTTCAGCAAAGCAGACGTTATTTTTTCTGCCTTAAGAACAGAATCTTTTTTGTTTACCGTAAAAACTACCCTGTCGCCAAACAAGGACAGCAAACATTCGCACTCCCCCTGTGGCAATCCGTACAGTGCAACACCGTAGCATTTTACAATGAAACGTTTAGATGAAGATGTACTTTTACCGCCCGACTTTTTCACTTTCCTAATCCTGTAAACACCATAAAGCAGGAAAAGCAGTGCCAAAGCGAGCATTACCGCACCGACGGTTCCTTGATTGCTGAAAAAAGCGAAAAAAGAAGCGATTAAAAGTATTGCTCCGGGTATAAAACAAACAACAGCTAATACAATAAATATTCCCTCCGTGATACTATATTTTTCTTTATAATACCACGAAGGGTTATAAATGTCAAGTTATGCCGCAGTTACGTCCTCAAGCTCTGTAAGAGGTGTGCTTCTGAGCGTGAATTTCAGCGCCGCATTGACCTCTGCCGCAGAACGCTTTACCGACACCTTTGAGCTCCACTGATAGCCCGTATTATCCGGATAAATCAGCTTGAACCACACGGTTGCGTTCGATGTCTGTAACGCTCTCAGCGTGGAATACGCCGCCGCTACGTCCGCTTCCGACACGGCAGGATTTTCATCTTCATCGTTATAAAAGAACGTGAAGTCCAGATCGCCGTAGTCCTTGACACCGGGTATGTAACGCTTCGCACCGTCCGCAAGGTTCGTTACATCGACCTTTTCGGGATCACCGCCCATATCGGGAGTTGACTGTAAGCCGTAAAGCGTCTTATATGTGCCTGTCTTTGTGTCGGCATACTGTAATTTTGTGCCTTTTGATAACAGTTCCATAATAATTTTCCTTTCTTATCAAGGGTTATAAACCCTGTGATTTAACTCATCTATTTTTGCGGAAAACCGCATACATTTACGCTGTAATTCGCCGTCCGGCATCATCTGCCCGAATATACGGCGAAAGCCTTTCGACACCATTACAGCACTTATCTGTGCCGACATATCGGCTACAACAGCAGGCGTGTCCGCCTTATCCCATACATCAATCTGTACCGTGATAACCGACAGCCGCTCCGCACCGTGAAGTACGGTATCGCTCTGATTTGCTATCTCACTTAACGTAATGACAGGAAAATCGGCTGTGGTGTCGGGGAACTGCAATTCCACCGGGCCTATATCGGCAAGCATATCAGCAATTGTGGGTATAATATCTATCATGCCATTGCGCTCCTTATTGCTCTTGCAAGCTCAACCTTGCAGGACTTGAAAACATACTCCCTGTTGCCAAGCAACGCAGGATAAAGATACGGTTTCGGCGGTGCGCCGTTCGTTATATGCCAGTTGCCTTTAGCGTCCTTGTATCTCCACGGTTGCATCGTGTGAGGTACACCCGGTGCGCCGTGCTGACCTGTGCCGAACTCTACAAACATGGCATATTCAACGTTTGTGCCGACCGCCCAGACCTTAGGCTCAAGGTGTTCTGTAGAGATACTGCCTTTCAGCCTTCCCGTATCATACGGGCAGTTTACCTTTGCGTCACTCTTTATCTTCTGAACGCCTTTACCTATGCCCTTGTCTATTGCCGCATCTACGCTTCCGCCGAGCCGTCTGAGCTTTGCCATTAAACTTTCAAGTCCTTCGATTGATACTTCCATGCTTATGTCCTTTCTGCCGTTGCGCTGTCGTGCATAGTGTAATGTGCGACAGAGAGTATCTTATAATCTGCTCCGTCACACCTTACTATATCTCCGACTTTAAGCGTGTCTTTATCCGTTGTTGCTATCGTCAGCATACCGTGTATTCTCTCGCCGTACAGCTCGACAGAAACACTGTCGGTTACCGGCTTTACAACGGCGTTTACAGTCGCTGTCTGTTTAAGCTCTGATACCGTTCCCACATAGTCGCTTTTCTTTGATACCTTGCGATACACCGCAAGCGTTCTTGCATCAACCGTCATCATTCGCACGGATAACACCGACCTTTCTGGGATAATTCTGTAATCGTTTCTGTAAATCGGGCGGCAGATCGGATACAAAGGAACGGGAAATACCGCCCTCGCTGCGAGCGGTTTCTCCCTCTGCTCCCTGTCTGTTATAGGCGATAATTGCAAGTTCTGTCTGCACACTAACAAGCCTTGCAGGCATCTCATCTCTGCCGATAACGTCAAGGATAGTGTCCTCTGAACTGTCAAGAAGCACAGCAAGCAATCCGTCCTGCTTTTCATCGGAAATACCAAGACGGATTTTAAGCGTTTCCAGTGCTGTCATTGCGTTTCTCCTTACGATGTTGACTTAGGCAGTATCTTAATGCCGGTCAGCACACCTGCTTTTTTGGTGTTCTTGAGCGCAACACCGGCGATAAGCTCAACATCACCTTTCTTTACCGCTCCGGGAGCTGTAAGGTCGGGCATATAAGAGGATATTACCTTTGTACCTGTAGGCGAAATACCGTGAAAAGCGTCAAGACCTATCTTTATTGCGTAAATATCCGTTGTACCGTAAGCGGTAGTTGAAGGCGTTGTTGTGTCAACAATATCTACCGAAGCCGTACCGTTGTAGTATTCACCGCAGTCGAGCAGTGCTATACCGTTGTAGTATTCAACAGGAGTACCGAATGAATCTTCGTTTCTGCTGTAATAGCCTGCTCTCCTTGCACACGCTCTGAGTTTTGCCAGCATTTTTCCGTTCATAAGGAGCATATCGGGCTTGCCGTCAAGCAGTGAAAGGAAGCTGTCAAGCTCATCAAGGAACGCATTATAGTTAGTATCGGTAAGCGCCGATGTTGAAAGGTCCGCCGTTGACGTTACCTTTGTGTCTGCTGTTGAAAGTATCTTCTTTAATCCGTCAAACGTGCCTGTTACATAGCCTGCGCCCGAAGCGGCAGATGTGCCGTTAATAACAAGGTTCGTAAAATAGTTGGATGTTGCCTTTATCTTCTGCTCTGCCTGGAATGCGAGTTCATCAACTGCGCCGCTTGTGTTGGCTATAACTCTGTCAACCTCAAACGAACCGCCCATGATTACCGCTTCCGTCGTTTTCTTTTCTCTCTTTGCTTCGCTTGCCGTGTACTCACTGTTTATGGTACGCACCGAAGCGGTAGCAGGTGTTTTTAGCTGTACATATCCGTATGACAGCGTTGAACCGTTAGTGCCGGGTGAAATTGAATTGTCAAATACAAGTCTGTCAAGGAGAAGGCTTGAACGTCTGAATGTGTCGATTACCTGCTGATCCACCTTATCAGCCATACCGACTTTTGCTTCTGCAAGTGTGATTGCCATAATTTTTTACCTCTTTCTGATTATTTCCCTGCCTGCTTCATTCTCAGGGCTTCGGCAAGAGAGGCAGGTTCAGCTTTGCCCTTGCCCGATGCACCTATTTTCGGTGGATTGCCCTTCATTCTTTCGTTGACCGCACTTTCAACGGCTTCGGCAAATGCCTTGCTGACCGTTTCAATGCTTGTCTTGCATTCATCTGCACCGGTATAGTCAAGCACAGCGGCAAGCCCTACGGGAAGTCCCTTATCCGCAAGCTGTACCTTAGCTTCCGCCATAAGCTCACGCCTTGTAACCTCCGCCTCACGCTTTGCAAGCTTTTCCTCAGTCTGCTTACGCTGGTACTCGGCTTTCTGCTCTGCGTTCATTTTTTCGAGCTTCTTCGCCTCCGAGAGTTTCTCGTCTGCGTCCTTCTGCCACTTTGTTTTTGCTGTTTCCAGTGCCTTGCTTACACGCTTGTCAAACTCAGACTGCATATCCTTGTCCTTTAACATATCGTCAAAGGTTGGCTTCTGCGATGCGTTATCCTTAGCGTCACCGCCGTTATCGGCAGTCTGATTGCCGGGAACGTTTGCGCTTGCGCCACCGTCCCCCTCGCCCTCTGCGAAGTGCTGTAAGCCGATGAAAATTCTTCTGTTGTTCATGTTTCTGTCCTTTCTCCGCCCACCGTGTTCATTGCCCACAACGTTCGGAATAATTTGTTTTTGGGTATAAAAATACCGCTCCTTTCGGGGCGGTAAAATTATTAAGTTTTGTGCAATCAATTGCACACGGGTATAAGAAAACCGCTCACTGCTGTGGGCGGTTAATTATGCGATTTTCTGAATTATATCCGATAATGGAATCAATGCCGTATCATAATCCCCATCGGTGACTATATCAACGACAAAATCATTACCTAATACATCAACTATTGTTCCTTGTCTGCCGTCTTTCAGCATAACAGTGTCATATAATTCAAATTTCACTTTTGGTCACCTTCTTTTCAGTAACATATGCACTCGTAAGTCGCGGTTCAGTTGCGCCGTTTTCGATAATCCAGCCCGTACAAACATTGGCTTGCTTGCCATTCGGGCCTTTAATTTGCATTACATACTCGTATAATTTACCGTGCTCGTTTGTTTGCTTTAACTTAAGCAAACTCTGATCAAGATTGGCGGATATGTTATCAATAAGTTCTTGATAATTCTCCATAGTATATCCTAATGCTTCTTTAAAAGCCCTCGCTTTATCAGGCTGTTTCACAGGATCCAAAGCATACTTTGTAAACTTTTCTTTTGGTATTATAGCAAAATGCTGTAAATCAATACGCACACTTACTTTTTTCTTTATTATACCACTCTTCCCTACTTTGTCAATAGCTCTGCCTTTCATAAAAGCCACATATTCAGGATCAAGCTTACTTATTTCTCCCTTTTGCAAAGCAACAAAGCTCTCGGCAAAGTATTCAGATTTACTAGCTGTGGCATAGCCTGAAAGATTGCCAGCATACTTGCTCATTTGCGAACCGATAAGGTTATTTGTTTTTGCATCAAATGCCTGCCATTGAACGTGATGTCCCATCTCATGAAGAAAATAATCATGCACCGAGCCATCACCGACTATTGACCGTCCTGCCTGCTTATAGCGTAGCGCAAGCTCTTTTTCTGCGCCGTTAAGAGTATCAATGCTGCTCATTACGGTATTCCATGCGTCTTTAGCCTGTTTATTATATGCCGCAAGCGTTTCTGCGTTCTTCAGCACATTTTTATTGATATAAATGCCCTGTTCCACCGGAGAATAAGCCATAACCGCATCAGCACCGGAGAATATCTTTTTGCCCTTTGCGGACAGAGGATCAATAGCCTTGATACCGCTTATTTTCGAAATGTCATACTTATCAAACAATTCTTCAAGCGCACGATTTATTTCATTTGCGTTTTCAAGAGAAACTCCCTTGAAATCAGCCTTGCCCTTAAAAGTTTTATCTCCGAACTGCGCCTCTATAAACTGCTGAGCATAAGCCTGTGCTTCTTCAATACTCTTTGCCGGTGTAAAACCGGATACTGTTTCTTTCGCAAGCGTTACAACAGTTTGAGTTGCTTTACCCGCACTTCCTGCAACGTACCGCCACTTGCCGTCCTCGCCCTGCTGTAAGTTCCGCTCCCATTCGTCAAAGTCAACATCTGCGCCTATCTCATCGCAAAGTTCCGCAAGCTCTTTATCAAGATCCTCCTCGCTCGGCAGGACAGGGAGCGTTGTAGAACGGCAGAACGGGTGCATAGGCGGAAGATTTACACCTGCCTGTGCGCTGTTACGCTTGAACACCTTACCGTCAAGCTCACGGCATAGATCGCTTGTGCGGCTGTCAAGGCAGGCGGAAAACTCGTATTCATCAATGTCAAGCTCCTTGTAGCCGTACAGCTCCGCCATATTCGCAACGCAGGTAGTTTCCGTCCGTACAAGTCTGCGTGCCTCGAAAGCGCCGACACCGCAGCGGTTCATTATATCGTCCGCCATATGCTGTTCGGACTTTCCTGCCATAATGCCCACAAGCATATCGTGCTTCAGCCCGTCTGCAAGTGCGTTTGTGTTATCCCAGACACGCTGGGAGAACATCTGACCGCTCCAGTTGGTAGACAGAATAGCTTTCACACGGCTTTCGGGAATTAAATCAAAAGCCGCACGGTAATCCGCACCCTTCGTCACATCGAAAACCGTCTGCATATACGCATTCTGAATTATATCGCCCAGATGCTCTGTATCAACGCCTATTTCGGCGTTTGCAAGGCGCCGATTTTGTGGTTTTTTCATCCATAACGATTTTTCTTTTCTGTAAAACAGATAATATAAAAACAGCACCATGAAAGTGCTGTTTAAACGTAATATGAAACCTTATCTCCTTTTTACCATAAGAAAAACACTCTTGAAATGGTGCTTAATCAATAAATTTGACGGATTCAATGTCATCATCTATTAAAAGAATTTCATATCCGTCATTAGTTTGATATCGAATGCCGTCTTCATCTTCACCGTCATCATTTGTAACGATACAATCACCGATGCATCGCCCTTTGTATATTGCCCCATCCTTGCAATACACAATAGATTTACGGTCATCGATTTCTAATTGGACTATATATGGTTTCACTACTTATCACATCTTTCTTTTGTCGGGAAAAATGTTATTAAATCGAACTCCGACTGAATATAAACCGCACCTACATAGTAACTGTTATGAACCGTCACCTTTTTGCCGTCTTTAAAATAGACAGCGATTTGTGAACCATCTATATCTATTAGTATTTCGCTCTTTTTCAAGTCCGGAATGTTTTTCTCCAAAGCCTTGCATTGCCTTAAAAAAATATCCGAATCAGGTGCATTGCAAACCCTATAATCAAACATATAACTTACTCCTATCTTGATTTTTCGTTTACGTTTTCTTGCTTTTTGAAGCATTTTTATTGCCGGCGAAAAAATTCGATAAAAAGCTGTGACGAAATGTTTGTGGTTTGCCGCATCTTCTTTTCGGCAGCCGGAAACGTTCTCTAAAATGTGCTAAACGTTGTATTTATCTCTTATGGTTTTAATTCGTTTACGAAAAGCTATGGTTAAATCCATAAGTTCTTTTGCCGATCTGTCATCTCGTCCGTGAAAATCTTTATGCTTAGATTCAATATCGGCGTATTGTGACTGATATTCTTTTTTTAACTTTTCTAATTCTTCATAACAACCTTCAGGGCAGTTCTTAGCGTTTTTATGCAATTCCAAATTTTTCACAGGCTCTTTTAATTCTTCCATGTTGTTCATCTCCTAACGGCATGAATTACGGATTGTGAAACAGAATATCATCAATTTCAAGCCTTGCTTTCTTGCAATAGCTGCAACATTTTCGCTTGAATCCGAGTTGTTTACATTATTATAACAAAGCATAGCCTTTTCAAGCTGTTTTTTCATGGCATCTGTCATCATCTTAGACTGATTACCGGTAAATTCTTTGCCGCATACGGAATATATCTCAATGCCTTTTTTCACAGCATCTGCACTTTCTGCCTTTTCGATAATGTCAGTCTTTACATCGGTAGAAGCCTCTTCTTTTTCCTGTATCGGTTTTTTCGTCACGGCAGTTTTTACGTTTACCGTATCGGTTGCTTTTACAGCTTTGCTTTCTTTTGTTTTGCTCTCCTTAACAGGAAGTTCACTGAAAACGGGGCAATTTTTGCTCTTTATTGTGTCGTTGATACAGGAAATGAGAGCGTCACGGCTTTTATTAATACTATGCTTGATCGGTGCCAGTTCTTTCAGCATACCGGTAAATTTCTGAGATAATAATTTCTCCTTTAGTTTATTATTCTGTATTGGGTTTTTTAGCTTTAAATAACCTGCCATGGCATTTAACGTTTCTTTACTTGGAGATCCGCCTTTTTTTCCAACTCCAGGTTTATGTCTAATTGCTTTGCTATATCTTCAAATGCTCCCCTTGTATTATTAGAAATCCTTAAATCTTTTTTCACGATCACCTGCTTTGGGATTATTATTATATAAATGGGTAATATAGGTATATCTTCTTGAACGGCGGTAAGCACTTCAAGAAAACAAGCGTAACTGCAAACATACTCATTGCTGACAAATATTAATACAGCCTGGCTCGCTGCCAAATTTTCCTGCAT